GGGAGACTTGTGGGCTGACACAAACAATCAACAGTTACTCATTTATTCAGGCAGTGCATGGCTCTTAGTGGGCCCACAATTCAGTTCTGGATCAAAAACAGGCCCAACAGTTGAAACAATTGTTGACACTACAAACATTTCACATAATGTCCTTAGTTTTTATGCCAATAATAATAGAATAGCAATTATAAGCAAAGAGACCTTTTCTCCCAAAGCAGCCATTGCAGGATATGTTAGCCTAGGCCAGGGCATTAATTTAAGCACTGTTGATGAGTCGAGTGCGTCGGCTCCGACAAAATTTTGGGGAACTGCTAGCAAATCAGACGCATTAAATATCAACGGTGCTGCTATCGGTGCTAGCAATTTTTTAAGAAGTGATGTTTCAAGCACTACTAATGCACAATTTAATATTAGATCCAACAGTGGATTAAGTTTAGGTAGTGATTTAAGTTTAAATATTGGTACAGAGTCGGACGGTACTGCTTCATTTTTATATTCTAAGAATACAGGAAGCAGTATTGACTTTCACCTTACAAACTCTACAGGCCGTGTTACTGCATTACACTTGGCATCAACTGGGTTTGTTGGCGTTGGCCCAGACAATACAAATCCCCAAGCAGCATTGGATGTAAACGGCAGCGCAATTATCAGTAACAATCTCACAGTACTTGGAGATTCTGCCTCAACAAGTTTATCTAGCGGTAGTCTACAAGTTGCGGGGGGCATTGCTGCCAGCAAATCGTCTACTTTTGGATCTAACATTACAACCTACGGACAATTATTTGTAAATTATTTAGACATTAATGCAGACCCAACTCCTGCATCAGTTATATTGCCGGGCTCGGATGATGCTTCTGGAATTTATGATATTGGATCTGCAAGCAGATTATTTAGAAATATATATGCTAATAATTTCGTGGGCAACTTTAACGGAACATTTACGGGTAGTTTAGCAGGTAGTATTAGTGGTAGTGCATCTAAACTAGCAAGTCCGACGGTCTTTAGTTTAACTGGAGACGTGTCGAGTCCGGGCGTAAGTTTTGACGGTCAAAGTGGTGGCGGCGTTGCTACTTTTACTACAACAATTAGCTCAGATATTATTACATCTAAAACATTATCGGCTACCTCGTTAAGTGCTGATTTAATGTTAGTTTATAGAAGCGGAATAGATAGTGGACTTAAAAAGATATCCAAGCAAACATTCTTATCAAATGTAGCAACAGTTCCTATTGGGGTTATAATGCCGTTTGCAGGATCTGTAGTACCAACTGGCTATCTGTTATGTGACGGAAGCGAAATACAAATTGGTACTTACAGTAGTTTGTTTGCAATTTTAGGTTATGCTTATAAAAATGCCGCATTTTTGCAAGGTAATAATACATTTGCTTTGCCCGATTTACGAGGAAGATTTCCGTTAGGTAGAGATAACATGGATAATGCACAGACTGTACCCAGTCGTGACGATCCTGCTATTTTTATTGATGCTGGTGGAGGCCCTGCAAATAGAGTAACTTCTACGTATGCAGATAACGTGGGACAGGGCACCGGTGATAATGGCATATCCGAAGAAGCAACACTAAGTGTTTCTAATTTGCCAGAACACGTTCACGATTTATCTACTAATGACGGGCAGTATTATGCAGCTGGACTTCCTGGAGCATTAGCAGATCCTAATGCAGTTTCAGGACTAGGATTACCTGATAGCAGTACAGGACAAGGTTTGCCAACTACTGGCGGAATATTAACATCAACTACTGGTGATGCTTTTAGCATTATGAATCCGTATTTGACTATTAATTACATTATTTTTACTGGTGTCTTATAATGAGTTATATCATAAACAAAACAGACGGATCTGTACTAACTGAAATTGTTGATGGCACGGTTGATCAAACAGCTTCAGATATTACACTAATAGGAAAGAATTCTAGTTCCTACGGAGAATTCTTCAATGAGAATTTTGTTCACATACTGGAAAATTTTGCTAACACTACACAACCTAGTAATCCAATAGCCGGACAGTTATGGTACGATACCAACGAAGGAAGACTAAAAGTCTATGACGGTAATGGTTTTAAAGTTAGCGGCGGCACCATAGTAGCATCCACTGTTCCTAGTAGTATTGCACAAGGTGATATATGGATTGATAGTTTCCGTAGACAACTGTACTTTAATGATGGGTCCTCTACTATACTTGCAGGTCCTCAATATACAGCACAACAAGGTATTTCTGGATTTCAAATAGTTGACATATTGGATATTAATCAAGTAGGGCATACTGTAGTATTTTTATATGTATCGGCAGTTTTACTGGGAATTTTTAGTAAAGACAGTTTTACACCAGCGGCTGCTATTGCAGGCTATGCAGGCAACGTTGAAATTGGATTTAATCAGAGCACGTATTCCGGCATAAAATTTGCTACAACTGCAACTTCTGCTTATAATTTAATTGATGGCAACGGCTCCTTAAAAACTGCTGGTAATTTTATTGCAAATGATACAGACGGCAGCATAAACGGTACGTTGACACTTACTAGTTCAACTCCGTTAATATTAGGAACAGCTACACAAAATGAAATTCTTGTAAGTAATGCTTCGTTTCAGCTTAATTCTAATAGATCTAATCAGAATTTCCAAATTGGTGTAAAAAATGTTAATGGACTTCAGGCTGGCCTATACATTGATTCGCTTAATGAGCGTGTGGGATTATATACAAATAGTCCGCAGAAAACTTTAGATGTCAACGGCGATGTGAGAGTGAGAGGAGATTTAGTAGTTGAAGGGTCAACTACTACTATTAATACTGCTACTCTTGATATTGAAGATAAAAATATAACAATAGCTAAAGGCGCCGCTGATGCAGCCGCTGCCAACGGTGCAGGCATTACAATAGATGGTGCAAATGCAACATTTAATTATGTGTCAACTAATGCTGCTTGGACTAGCTCAGAAAATCTTAATATAATTACTGGCAAAACTTACAAAATTAATAACTTTGATGTATTGTCTTTGACTGCACTAGGATCTAGTGTTGCTAGTGCGCCAGGTCTAACCAGTATTGGAACACAAACTAATTTTTATGCTGGCAACATTAACATTGCATCCAACACAATTAGTTCAACAACACCCAACAGTAATATTACACTAGCACCTAACGGACTTGGGCTAATCAGTGTTAATAACACACGTATAGTTAATTTAGCAACTCCAGTCGATAGTGGCGACGCCGTAAATTACGGCACATTAAACACTAGATTTCAAACATTGCCTCTTGGCTTGGCAGCAGATACTACAGGGTTAGCTGACCAACAAGCTGCAATTGCTTCACAAATTATCAACAAAGTTTACCCGGCAATTGACTATCTCGATGGGACAATTTGCAGAATTCACTGTGTAAATGGCGGCGTCAGAACTAACAAACAATACTCCATAGTGACCGGAGTTTGGACTTTTAACACAAATATCTAATGAATACAACTACCCAAAAACGGATAAATACTAGGAACAAGGAATAACTGAGATGCCATATACTATTAATCAATACAACGGAGATCAAGTAGCTGTAGTAGCCGATGGCACCATCGACAGCACACTTGACATTAAATTAATTGGCAAAAATTACGCAGGATATGGTGAGCTTCAAAACGAAAATTTAGTTTATCTGCTAGAAAATTTTTCCAACACTAATGCACCACCCAAGCCCATTAAAGGACAAATTTGGTTTGATAGCGGCAACAAAAAACTAAAGTTTTATGATGGAAATTATTTCCGAACAACAGGCGGCGCAGAAATAGGTAATACAGAGCCAACGGGTTTAACACTGGGCGATTTCTGGTGGGATACAGATAACAAACAATTATATGCATTTAATGGCATAGATTACACATTAGTCGGCCCGCAGGCCGCTGGAACTCAGCAGACTGAAATGATTAGTCGCTTAGTGATAGATACACTAGGCGGCTCCCATTCTATTATTTGTGCAGTAGTTAACGGAATTACTACTTTTATTATAAGTTCAGATCCTGCATCTTATACGTTAAAAGATACAGTTAATGCCATTGCAGGTTTCACAGCAATTCATCCTGGAATTACATTAGTTAATACTAATGATCTAGCTAATCCGGGGCAAACAACTGCACCTACTAAGTTTTACGGAACATCTACTAACTCAGATTTGTTAGGCGGCTATCCTGCAAGTGCATTTGTGCAAGCAAATAGTGCAACATTTAACACGCAGGTTGAGTTTGGAGATACTGGCTACTCAGTTGGTTTATCAAACAAGAAATTATTTGTAACAATTAATCCTAGCGGAAATCCAGTATTCCAGTCAAAATCGAATACAATGATTTTTCAAACTACGATTGCTTCAGTTACAAAAACTCCACTATCGTTAGTTGGAAATGACATACTACCTGACACCAGCGGTAATTCTAACATTGGATCGTCTACATTCAGATACTCTACAGTATATGCAAATCAGTTTGAAGGTATAGCATCACAAGCAGATTCGTTAACAGTAGGCGGCGTTGCTAGAACTAGTTCAACAGCACAAACTGCACCCAATACAATTGCTGTCAGAGATTCTAGTTCTTTCTTATGGGCTGTGGAATTTAAAGGTGTTGCTAGTTCAGCACAATATGCTGACTTGGCTGAAAAATATCTAGCAGATACTGAGTATGAAGTTGGTA